GTGAAGCTGTAGATGCAGTTGAAGCCAACGAAGATGAATTTGAAGCACAACTACCCACCCCCGTGGGCTATAGGGTGTTGATCGCTATGCCGGTAGTAGAAGAAGCCTTTGAGGGCACTGACCTACTAAAGTCAGTAACCACTAAGAATCACGAGCAGGTCATGTCTATTATAGGACTTGTACTAGATATGGGCGCACAAGCCTACAGTGATCCAGATAGGTTTCCTAATGGGCCGTGGTGTAAGCAAGGGGACTACGTAATGTTCCGCGCTAACACAGGGACTAGATTTACCGTTGAAGGCTCTGAGTATCGTTTAATGAACGATGACTCTATTGAAGCCGTTGTAGCCGACCCCCGTGGCATTCAAAGAGCATAAGGAGTAAACCATGCCGTTTCAAAAAGTTGAATTTTCGTTTCCAGATGAAGAAGGTGAAACCCTTGACGTAGAAGTGGAGGATTCCGGTGCAGTTGAAATTGACATATCTGGTAAAAAGAACGCGGACGACTACGCAGATACTTCTGTCGAATCTGAGACATCAGATACAAAGCAGGAAGAAGAGCTTGATATTGAAGTTGTTGACGACACGCCAAAGGCTGATCGCAACCGCAAGCCATCTGAGCCACCGTCTGAAGTCACCGACGAAGAGTTGGAAAGCTACTCCGAAAAAGTTAGGCAGCGGATTAAGCACTTTAGCAAAGGCTACCACGATGAGCGTAGAGCCAAAGAATCCGCACAGCGCGAACGACAAGAGCTAGAACGAGTAGCCCAAAATCTAGTTGAAGAAAACAAAGAGTTAAAAGGTAACGTCAACAAGAATCAAACTGCGTTACTAGAGCAGGCTAAAAAAAGTGCAACGTCAGAGCTTGATGAAGCAAAACGTCTATATAAGGACGCTTACGAAGCAGGTGATGCAGATAGAGTTGTAGATGCACAAGAAAGCATAACTAACGCTAAGATTAAAGCCGATAAGTTAAACAACTTTAAATTACCGGCTTTACAGGAAGAAGAAACTCCTGTACAAAACAATCAAGAATACGTGGAACCCACTGTCCAGCTAGACGAAAGGGCAGAAAAGTGGGCGTTAGACAACACTTGGTTCCAACAAGATGATGAGATGACAGCCTACGCTATTGGTTTGCATCAAAAACTAGTAAAAACCGGGGTCAACCCGCAAAGTGATGAATACTACGAGACTATTGACGCTCGTATGCGAAAATTATTCCCCGAAGAATTCGAGGATCTAACAGTCGAGGAACCGAAGTCTAAGCGACAGTCGAATGTGGTTGCCCCCGCTACGCGGAGCACAGCACCTAAAAAGGTCACACTAACGCAAACACAGGTAGCTATCGCAAAAAAACTTGGAGTCCCACTCGAAGAATACGCCAAACAGGTTGCAATAGAGATGAGGAATAGATAATGGCTGACAATAGAATCAAGCGCGATCACGAAACACGCGACACTTCTACCCGCAAAAAGCATTGGAAAAGGGCTGAAGTATTGCCTTCTCCTGATGAACAAGCTGGGTATGAGTTTCGTTGGGTACGTGTAAGTACGCAAGGTCAAATTGACGCTACTAATGTATCTTCAAAATTACGTGAAGGTTGGGAGCCGGTTAAAGCCGTGGATCATCCAGAAATAACTATGGTTAATGTAGAGAATGAACGCTTTGCAGAAAACGTAGTAATGGGTGGCCTTATGCTTTGTAAAGCTCCAAAAGAGATGGTCGAAGAGCGAACCGATTATTACGACGCTCAAACTCAATCTCAGATGCAAT